AAACTCGCGGAAACCACATTCATACCAGCATTCCTGATAGAAATTGTCCGAATAACTGTCCTCCCACCACGGATAATCCACACGATAGTCGGTCAACTCAATGCCATGGGTTTGACGAAAATAGCTCATTACAAGCCCCCAACAGTCGTACACGCCCAGAACAAACGGACGCCCCACTAGCGGCAACTCACCACGCGGTTGAATGGTACACAGATCTCCTTCAGGCCAACTCACGATATGCCAGGGTAAAAGCGTCACGTCACACTGAGCTTTATCCAACTCGCTTGGTTGAGTCGTAGCGTCAGGATGGCTATGAACTATGGCAATCACCGTTCCCCAATCTTCAGCTTCAGCGTAATCCTCCGGTGAAAGATGAAATTGCTCCATCGGCTCAGCCGATAAGTTACAGCACGGGAAATAGCGCTCCACTCTGCTTTTCTGCGCGACCACTCCGCAGCTCTCACGTGGGTACTCTGCAGCAGCATGAGCCATGATGGCGTTTATCGTTTTCTGACGCATGATTAGCTCCTGATAAGGGAAGTGCCCGGAAAACCACCGAAGGGCAATTCTTCATTCTCACCAAACCGCAACCTGCATGCGGTAAGCGTGCCATTGCAGACATCAATCGACGGATCGTCTACCGGATTATTGTTCAGGTCGAAGTAACTGGTGCCGGCGTAATCGCACCCGTCACCTGAGCGATACTGGTTGCGGATACACCATGTGCATAGCGAGTGGAGTTGACGTGTCGGTATCATTAACCCCTGAAGATCCATAGGGCTAGTGAGAATAAACTCGACGCTTTCCCCCGCCAGTTCGTTGTTCTTTCCATCGATGTAGAACACGCGTTTTCTTACCTGCAATGGATCTGCAGTCGCATTTCCCTCAGGAAAGTTTCTGGCATCCAGATAATGAGCAAAAGTATCGTGGATAGTGACCTTCGCCTGGAGCATATCGTCGTAGGCCAGACAGAGCGCAGTGATCGAGCTGTCGATGTTTGCCACGGTAAGAGTTGGTTGCGCGCTGCTGCCGTCCGTTGATGCTTCAAGCCCTTCAAGCTGATAAGGCCAGGCAGCATATTCCTTTCCCTGCCACCATATACTTTTCGCTGCAAGTTTCGTCTCATCACCGCCAGCAGCGGCAATTTCATCGGCCGTATGGGGCAAGTTGTAGGCATGGAAGCGCAGGACGTCATCAACACCAAAAGTGGACCCATCAACCTCAATGAGGCGGATCTTATTGCCGGGTTCAAGACGCTGGTAATCTTCTGTGATCATGGTGCGTATGCCTGTTTGAAAGTAGCTGTAATGGTCATCACTTTGCTGGAGAGGGGCTGCGCTTTCACTGAATCAGCCTCTACGCGGTAAAGTCCTACCTCGCCAATGGGTGATGTCCAGATAAACGATTTTGTGATGTGCGAACGGCAGAAATTCAGAGCGGAAAGCATCTCTACTCTTTTACCCGTGAGGGTTAATGGCCAGGACTGCTTTTCGGGATGGATACCCTCACCTGCAATCTGCTCATAGCCGTCACCGAAAGATGCGGCGCGAGTCGAGTGACTAAACTCGCCCTCCATGCCTGCCTGTATCTGGGTTCGCCAGGTGAATGTTTGGATCGCCACTTATCCTCCGGGCATAAAAAAAACCGCCGAAGCGGGTCAACGTGATTTCGTTGCATTCCATATCATACCTCCGGGCTGGAGTTGCCGGGCAATGCCCGCCCGAACAGACTGATCGATCGTCTGCTTGTAAGCCCGGGTGATCGCTTCGTCATTACCTGATGTTTGCTGTTGTGCATTTTGATTCTGCACGACAACTGAGGTTTGCACCGTAACACCACCAGCGCCAGCGGATTGCAGCCCATACATCGGCGCATTGCCGACATAACCGCCGTCAGCGTAACCCTGAGCACCACGCATCATTGCGTAGAGATTGCCAACACCGATCGCGCTGGTAGCCTCTTTGGTGAACACAAACTCGCCACCATGCACAACACCCTTCGGCTGGTATTTCCCACCGTCACCGGTATAGCCGCCGCTGTCAAAGGCCGGGACCAGGCCTCCCTGGGAGAAACCGAAAAAGGCCCCAACAGACGTCCCGCCAAACGCTGATTTCATACTGTTGACCATAGCCAACTGGACCAGCATCTGGGCAATGCCTTTAAGGAAGGTGCTCAGAAAATCCGTGAAGTTGGCTTTGCCTGTTGTGAAAAAATCCGTGAGCGTTGATGCCATGCCCGTAAATGCGGACTGGGAAAGGTTTTGCATCTGCCCATAGACATTGGAGGCACTGTCTTCGAACTCAGACCACCCCTTCTTCGCACCGGTCAGCCAGTCTCCACGCAGCCGATCCTCAGCATCGTAATAGTCAGTCGCCGCCTTAAGTTGCTTCTGATAACCTTCGTCGTCCAGAGAACCGCCAGCATTTTTCCAGCCGGCAGCCAGCTGGCTTTTCGCAAGTTCACGCTGAGCTTGCCGATCGCTCATCCCGGCGCCGCCTGTCAACGCGGCCTGCTTCTCGGCCATCTGCGTGGCGTATTTCTGCGCGGTATCCATCCGCTTGTTCAATTGTTCCTGCGCTGAGATCTGATCGCCCAGTAGCGCTTTCTGGCGTGCCAGTTGAAGAACCTGGTCCTTACTCGCCAGCAGCGATTGCTCCTGTTTAGTGAGCAAGCGGGACCGGGAAGCCTCTTCCAACACCTGAAATCTGGCTTCAGTGGTCCATAAGCTTTTGCGCTGCTGACTGATCGTGTCGTTCAGGTCTTTATGCTTCTGCAGGGCATACAGCTGCGCCTGCAGCGCCAGCAATTCAGACTGAGCAGAATCTTCAGCTCGTAAACCGGAAGAGACTGTTTCCCCCTTCGCCTTTGGCGTTTTGGGGTCTTTATACAGCTTCTCGATCCCGGCTCGCGCTTTGGCAATGTCCTCAGCCGTCCAGAGTGTCGCCGTTCCGTTTCTGGCAGCTTTGGCATTATCTGCAATGGCTTTGTTCAGTTCGTCCTGCGCCTGACGGCGCTTCTCTGCAGCCTCAGTACCGGCATCAAGATAGCGATTCATGATCTGCTGGGCAGTTATCGCATCTTCGTTAATTTCTTTTCCTGCGGAGATCGCCCCGTTCAAATCGTCCTGAAGAGTGATGGCTCCCAGCATGGGGTTAATCTGGGCTTTCAGCGATGCAATGGCTGCCAGCTGCGCTTTACGACGATTATCGTAATCCCTGTCCTGCGAACTGGTGTCGTAGCTATAGCCGTAACCCATCTTCTGGCGCTCAGGCAATAACTTACTTTCACGATCTGCCAGGTCAGCCTGCATTTTTGCAAGCATGTCTTGCGGGGCTTCTGGGCGCCCAATATTGAGCAACTCGTCCCACATCCCTTTGAAGGCATTGCGGGCTGCAAGTGCGGCTCTTTCAACCAGACCCAGATTATCAAGGATCTGCTGGCTTCTGCGCTGTTCAGCCTGGCTATATGCATCAGCTGCAGCTTGCCCGGCGGCCTCTTTATCACCCCGGCGTTCCAGAGAAGAGATATATTCAAACTGAGCCGCCGTCAGGTAATGCAGTTGATTGTTAAGCTCCTGCGATGCCTGAGTTGGTTCGGCGTACAATTTCTGGAAGTTAGCGATGGTTTTATCAACCGCCTGCCCGGCTGCCTGCTCCATCGCAACCGCCGCGCGACTCACGGTTTCAAGCTTGTTTGCATCAAACTTTCCGGATCCGACAACCTGAGCCAGAACTGAAGATGCCGCATACTGGGTTACACCGCCACCAGACAAAGACTTTGCCAGTGCAGTCAACTGTGTGGCAGTTCGGCCCGCATAGTTGCCGGTCAGGATCAGTTGCTTATTATACTCAGTCGCCTCTTGCGACCCTTTATACCAGGCTGCGATCAGCAGGCCAGCAACACCTATCATCCCCCCGAGGGCCAGCTTTGCTGGCGTCACCAGCGAGAGCATGGCCTTCAGCGCATTACCCACCCCGCCAAACGTGTCACGCAACTGGCCGCCTTGTTGGATAGCAACCATGTATACCGGCATGCCCGACGCAAGCGAGGTAACGATGTCGGTCATTTGCATTGGCAGGTAACGCATCGCATTACGATACTGCCCCGCACTGATTGCGCCGTTCTTCCAGACGTTTTCTTGTTCCTTCAGTTTGGCGATCATCGGAGCGGCCTGCTGCGTCACTCCCAGCTGCGCGGCTTTCAGTTCAAGAATTTCGGCGCGAGTTTTGCCGATCGCAGCTGCCTGATCCTCCAGTGAGGCGATGAATGTTTTCCCTGATGCGGCTGCCCGCTGCGCCGCCTGAGCCTGCTCGATGCGAGCCCGCCCTTCTGCTGTTTCGGCCTCCATGACCTGCGCCAGTTTCGCCCGGGTCGTCTCCAGCACGCTGTTGTAGCGGGTGAAATCTTCATCGTCCACCAGCCCTTTACCGCGAAACTTCGCCAGGCTTTCCTGAATTGAGTCCAGCTCATCCAGCGCCTTATTCACCGGGCTGATTTTGTTCAGCAGGTTCTGCAATTCCTGGCGCTGTTGCTTCAGGCTCTCACTGTTTTTCTTCTGATTATCGACACCGGTGCGGAACGTACTGTTCAGGTCATCCGCTTTATCGGCGGCGGTTGCCGCAGTATCCTGAAAGCGTTCCAGCTCCCGATTGCCGCGCTCCAGTTCGCTGGTGTTGACGCGCAGCGAAATGGTGGCGATATCGTTACTCATTCCACCCTCTCTTTATGCATGATTTTCAGCGCTGCGCGCTCCATTACCCGGATATCTGAAAGCGCGGTTACCTCGTCGCTCACGTTATGCAAACGCATCACCCAGGGCAGTACGTTGTAGTCCAGCCCGGATGCGCCGCCCATTCCCGTACGCCATTGAGTACTGACGGCCTGGAACACGATAAACGAAGGCCAAACGTCGGGCCATACATCCACGAACTCATCATCGTAATCGTCAGGACTCAGCCCGTAGGGAGCAAGGTCGGCTGCCGTGGGTTCAGGCGTATAGAACGCCGAGGCAACCGCTATCAGTTTTTTTCGCGCTGGCCCAGCAGTTCGCGATAGTAAGTCTCCGGAATGGCTTTCATGGCTGCCGGGTAATTTTCTAGAAGTACGCCCAGGTTGTCGGCGTTGAACGCATCGGGTAGCGCCCAGCCCGCAATGATTTCCATCAGGAAATCCGTGGCTGTTTTGCCTTCCAGCTTTTCCAGATCGGCCAGCTCTTTAAGCGGCTTGTGGTTGAAGGTGAAGGTCAGTACGCCGTCTTCATCACCGGCGCGGGGGATCGTGACGTTTGCTTTAAAAGTAGGTTTAGGCTGTAGAGTAAATTTCGTTGCCATCGATGCCTCTAAACGTAAGAAGCCTCCGGACAGGAGGCATGTGTTTGGTTTCTGCTCCCGGCTTACGCCGCGGCATTGGTCACTTTGTAGAACGTCATGGCCGGAGACTGTAGGTTCAGAACCACACTCACCGTCTCCACCTCATTGACCGCTGTGGTTGGCGTGTCGTCAAAGGATGCCGTGGCGGCCCAATAACGGTTTTCCTTAGCCTTTGGAACGTACATGTAGGCTGCGACCGTCTCTTCGTCCTCATCCAGCTGGCGCAGCAGCGGGTAAACCGGAAGCGTGGAATCGTGGGCGATCGAGTAGGTCTGCGAAACAGCAGATTTGTAGGTGTTGAGGTTGCGCTGGCGATCGTCGCTCAGGAACTGGATTTGTGTGGTGTTCTGATCGCCGCCGGATTTCGAAACCTCTGTAATCTGCGGCAACTCGGTCCACTCGAGAACCTTGCGGATAGAACCAGTACCGCCACCAGCGGCATACTTGTTTTTGTTTACGGTATTGATATTTCGCAGCGTGACCGCGCTTTCAGCAATAGCGTCGATTTTCGCAATGACGTTATCAATTCCGGACCAGCTGCAGTTCACATGGACAATATCACCTACATCCAGCTCCTCCGCGGAGCTGACGGTGATCACCACGTTTTCGGCGTTGGTCGCGCCAGTGAAAGCAATTGCCGGGCCATAGCCCGACGCCAGATAGACGTGAGCGCCGTTAGGCAGTGCAAAGCCCATAGTGGTTACTCCTTCGAAGAAAAGAAAACCGGCGTGCGGCCGGTCTGGTTTGAAAAGGTGAGAAGCAGAATTAGCTGACGATATCTGCCCGGTAGTTCAGGCTGACAGGAACGGTGTAAGAGACGTCCGTCGAAATGCCCCGGAAGATACCCGGCGCGCCACTGATCGAACTGATGAAACCATTACTTTCAACTTCCAGCCCTTCAGGGAAAAGCTCAGCCACCCGGCCCGCCAGCGCCACAGCAACTGAGCGGCCGGTGCCAACGGGAGCCACAACGTTGATCTGGTAGACGCCAGAATAAACCCGACAACGCAGACCGAGATCGAGCGTGCGAGGTGTGGCGGGCATGTCGTGAACCGCGAGGTAAATAGCATCGGCAGGCGGTGTGAAGGGTACATTTTCCCAGGCAACTGCGATGCTCTCAGCATCGGCCCAGGCACCAAGCCTTGCGGCCAGCGCCGCAGCAATATCAGGGATCACTTCGCCACCTCCCTGATCGCTTCATCGAAGAACCGCTGGAACTCTGCCGCCGTGATGCGCACCATCCCGCCCGGCGCCTGAGTGGAGTGACCCATTTCAAGCGGATAGGCGTAAGGGACGTTGTTGCAGAAGTAGATTGAACTCATCCCCACTTTGAACAGTGAAAGCGTGTAATTCCCCGCGGCTTTGGTCAGATCGCCTGTCTTATCAATCCGCCCGTTTTCCTCGGTCGTGGGTGCATCAAACGACACCTGCCAGTTGCCGCGAAACCGCCCACCGGTGTAGCCTGGCGGCGCTTTGATATCCATCCCATCGACAACCCGCGCTTTTTTCTTCAGTCGCCCGGTTTTCGTGAGGTTGGCAGGATCTGTTCTTTGCGCCTCGTTGTGGTTATACACAGCGCGGTTATAGGATGCGGCCGTCTGATTGATTTCCCAAAGCTCATGGTTTCCGACGGGAGACATCATTACCAGCTGATTGAGAATTCTTATTCCAACCGCGCGAACCACCGCATCCTGGTTGGCTTTTGCCTTATTGACGAACGCAGTGATATCCGCGATGAATGCAGAATTCTCACTCATACTAGGCCCTCAATTGCGCTTTATAGCAGAGCACCACATCTGCCGGCTTCGAAGGATTCGGTTTCACCACCCGATGGGTGATACCGTCCACGTCGATCAGGTCTCCGGTTTTGATTTCCTGCTCTGCGGTAAACACGATACGAACATCCCCGCTTTCGATTACCGTTCCGTCGATCTCGCCTGGCTGATAATCCGTTTTTACGCCCGTGGCTGTGAAATGAATATCGTCAGACCTGTGCTCAACACCAGCAATCACCGTCACCGAGCCCTTTCGGATGACGTTATACGAAATGCCGTTCTGCCTGATCATGCGGGTGGCAGTGGCTTGCATGCGCTGATAGTTGATTGCCATTACGCACGCTCCGCAAAGGAATTGATGGCATAGCCACGACCACAAGCCAGATCGCCAAGAATTGCCATGACTGCCGGGTAGGACGGCGTAAAAACTTCGCCATCTGCAACCGCGTAGGTCATGGTGACTGCGCCTTCCACGCGCTCGGTCTTCACCGCCGCCTCGCGGGTGCTTGCAAGCAGATCGCCGTCTATCGCCTCGACCGCCAGCATGCACTGTGCGGTGATAACCTCCTGAGGTAGTTCATCAGGTGGAAGATCGTGACCATCAAGCACCACGTTCAGACGCGGCCATGCAAGCGGTTGTCGGGGCTTCGCCTTTGAGCCTACCCACTCCAGACCTTCCAGATAGTCCATCGCCTTAATCAGCAATGGAGAGAACTTCTCTGGCAGCACAATGCCACGCAGCCCGGCGAAAGATAACAGGTCTTCCTCGCTGGCGTAGCTGTTGGCGCCATCATTGGTGATATCGGTATTAATCATGGAAATATCCCGAATGTGGGGCTTTCGCCCCATGCGTTACTCGCCGGCAGGTGCGGTGAAAGTGATTTCATCGCTGGTTTTCGCCACACCATCAACCGTGCCAGTGACCGTAAAGGTTCCTGCCGCGTCAGCGGTAAGTTTCACCGTAGCGCCACCAGCAGAGCCAGTCTGCGAGCTCTCGGTGCTGAGCGTGCCACCCGTCGATGACCAGGCCACAGTCTTGCCTGCAACGCCGGAACCGTTGAGCGTATATTTCAAAGAAAGCGTTACCGCGTCGGTGCTGTCAGCGGTCGCGGATGATTTATCCGCTGACAGCGTTACTCCCCCGCAGCAGTTCCCAGCTTGATCAGAACGCCGGCCGTGGATTTGTTGCTGGTGAAGTGTTTCTTCCAGTTGCCGGCAGTGCCGATTTTGGTCAGATCAGGGTTATCGCCTTTTGACGTATCCCAGCTGTAGCCAAGCAGATCGACGTTCACAACGCCTTCGGCGCGGTAGCCAATCGCGAGGTTTTCCTGATCGTTGATGTCATAGGAGCGGAAACCTGGCGCCTGAGATTCGGTCACGGTCACCGCGCCGGTCACCAGCCCCAGAATAGCGTCGGCGTCCATGGTGTCGGTTACCAGAACCGGTTTACCAAGGGTGCCCGGCTGGCCGCCGTACACCACTACACCCGCTTCTTCGTAGATTTTATTGGCGATCGCCTCATCAACGATGTCGAAGTAGGTGGCGGAGTGCATGACGAACAGAACCACACGGTTAAACTTATCGCCGTATTTACGCAGACCGCGCGTCAGGGTCTTTTTGCCATCCGTTTCGATATCAGCGGTCACCACCATTTCAGCGTTGGCACCGATTGCAGCTGTCAGCGCCTTCAGACCGTACTTAACGTAGCCTTCCAGCGTTGCGTCAGCCACATCGGTGCCAATCACCTCAGAGAACTCGTCTACAGAGCGGCCACGGCGTTTGAATGCTTCTTCGGTGGTTTCATACGGGCCATATTTCCATGGCGCTTTAACGGATACCGCTTCGGCCGCACCGATTTTTTTGCCCGTTACTTTGTCGGTAGAGTTCACATC